GTCAGCATTAGTGTAGCTGCCAGCGGTCACGCTGGTGTCAGCAATCTTCGCAGCCGTCACGGCGTCATCAGCGATCTTAGCAGTGGTTACGGCGTCATTAGCAATCGTTAGTGCAGTGTCTCCTGTGACATCGCCTGTGTGCGTGGCGTTTGTGACCTTAGCTGTGTTGGCTGTGACAGCAGTATTGTTGGCCACCTCAGTATCAAAGTCGGTAATCTCGCTGGCCGTGTGCGTGTGGCTAGAGGGCGTCCGTGCATCTGTCAGCCGGGAGTCATCACCCTTCACTACTTCACCGCTGGCTGCATCTCCACTAGAAGCTACGTTGAGCGGAGCAGCAGTGCCGGAGTCCGTGATGTCGGACAGGGTGTGCGTGTGAGTGGAGGCAGCTTTTGCGTCTAACTCAGCCTGAGTCACTTCAGCGTTCAGTGTGTCGCCAGAGAAGCTGAGTCCATCGCCAGCCGTAACAGTGGCTTGCTTCGCGTCCAGAGAAGTTTGCAGGTTGGTCACATCGCTGATCGCGTGCGTGTGGCTGCTGTCCGCTTTGCTTGCCAGTAGGTTGCTGACTGTGACCTTCTTGGTAGTAGACGTTGAGGTGTCCACCACTGGCACGACATCATCGTTTGCAGGTGTGCCGCCGAGTGCTGTTAACTCTGAGATTTTCTTGTTCGCCATTGGATGCCCCTCTAATAACTAAATACGTTTAATCGCTTAACCTGACCCTGCTGTCGCAGCAGCTTGTCAGCCTCAATAGTCAACATGGCTTCAGCGTCAGCGTCTGCTGGCGAAGCCAATTCGTTATTGCCTGTGGCGCGGAGATAATCCGCGTACACTCCTCGGATCAAGTAGCCCTGAAAGATATAAGGAATTTCAACAATGTCCCATTTTGATGCCGCCGTTTCCGGGGATTCGTTTACCGCTACGCTCGCGTTGGACTCGTAAAAGTTTCCGTTATAGTAAACCTGGCTGCTTGCACTATATGTTGATGAACTGGAGTAAGTGTCTCCTGAAAGTGTTGGACGGTATTTGCGGCCCTTAACCCACACCTGAGTCACATCACTTACAACGTGCGCTCCAAGCCCTGTCAGTTCGTAGCTATACTCTTTGTTGGCTGACAGGTTGCGGGGGTCTTTGCTAAACAGTGCAAGGAACTCTCCGATCTTGGTTTCGCCTGTTTGCTCGTATGCAATGTATCGGTCAAACGCGATCAGTTTCGTCCAATAAGAACTGCTCTCCGGTGTAACTGAAGAGCTTGATGTATGAGCAGAGATGCACCAGTAATGTTCTCCATCTGTGCTGTATTTAACTGTATCTCCAAGTGCATAGGCTTTGCTGGACTCCCAAGTGTCTCCACTTGGAGACTCACCAGAGTCTGCCCACTTGGACTTGTCTGTTGGTAGGTTTCCGGTGTTGGAACTGGTAAGGCTCTGATAATACTTGTCCTCTGGCGCATAGTAGACCTCCGCGTTCTGTGCGTATGTGGTTGCACTGCTCCATAGTTGGCGGAACTTCCGCTTCTCTACTAACAGTGTGTCCGGCCACTCGCCTGACTCCCACGCCAATGCTAACCGCGCATCCGATAAATCACGAATGCGCTTAAATTCGCTGGTGGAAAGATTATCACGATCCAGTCCCGCAAGCTGGGCGACCCCATGCAGGACGTTGCTAAAGGTAAGTTTCCTCATTTATAGACCTTAACCTTGCGGCCATAGCCCACAGGGATGAAACCATCCCCGCGATAGCCCACCTGTATCTTGCCGGACTTGCTGTTAACTTTTACGTTAGGGTTGTCCTCTTGATACTTTTTAAGAAATTTCTTGTCCTTCCAGATTTCGTAGCCCTCACGCTGGCCCCAGTAGTGATAGGCTGTTGCTGGAATGGATGCTTTCATCTCTCCCATCCCACTTACATGGCGGAACTCACGGGAGTTGTTTTCGGCTCCAATAGCTTTTGAGTCGCTATAAGCCGTGTCGCATTGCGACAAGACTCGCTGCCGGAGTCGAGATGCTACTGCATCCCGTAAATCCCCCGGCAGCGAGTTGATTGCGTTTTCTAACATCCCCTCAAGGAATTAGCTGGCAAGGTCGAACTTACCGTGAGCAAGCGGGTTGTAAACGACCAGAGCCGCCACAGCCTCGATCATGCGGATCGGGCCACCACCACTGTCAGGCAGTTCCTTCACTTCCGGCAGTTTGCCGTAGCGAATTTCCAAGCCGTCCATGTCCAACACATACCCGTCAGTTTGAGCAGGCATGAAGTTGTCAGGAACCAAAGACACCGTGCCGAAGTCGCCCTCGAAGATGTCCACGGCAATCGACACTTTCTTGCCGGATTGCGGCGAGAAGGTGCGAACCTGAGTGGCAGCAATGTTGTTGCTGGCATCAGTTACGCTGCGAGTACCAGTGAGGCGGTCAGTGAAGGCACGCTTCAGGGTACGGCCCAGAGGCATCGTGAAGTTTTTGATGCTTCCGGTTTGCGAGTAGATGCTGGCCAGAACGTCTTGAACAGTAGTGTCCGTGATGTTGCTGGTTGTGGCAGTCGTTTCGATGCTGGCCGATGGTGTGCGGAACCCGGAGGGAACCTGCAACACGGAGCCACCGCTGGTGCTGATCCAAGTTGCCAATCCTTTAGTCAGATAAGCATTAGAGCCATCATCAGCTTGCGCGTCATTGGCGGATAGGTAAGTGGATTCCATATCGCGCTTCAACTCAACGAGCTTCTTAGCGATACCGTTTGCCAACTCATCCTTGAGTCCAGCCACGTTGCTGATTTCAACAGACAACGGAGACACGCGGATCGAACGGCGATGGATTTGAACATAGTTGCTCAAGATCGCACGGTTCTCACCGGGGTTCTGATAGTCAGACGAAGATACGTCTGTGCCATCCACAGTTCCAGTGCTGACTGCGCTGGCGTAGCTGTCAGCCTGCCATTGCATCAATGTGTTTCCGGGCTTTGCCCCCTTCTTCGCTCCCGATACCAACGGACAATCGTGGGCATCAACGAGCGCAATTAAATCGGCAAGGTCTTCGCGCTTACCGATTTGGTCTTTTTCTAGTAATGAAGCCATTTTATAGCTCTCCTGTTTTTAATAAGTTTGCTAACTCATCGACTCCCCCTGTTTCCTGAAACGCTTTCTTAGCAGAAGCTGAACGAGCAGCCGCTGGGTCTACTGGAGCAGGCTCTGCGGTAGGGGCAGTTGGTTGGGAAGGTGCTTTCTTAGCAACCTTCGCAGCACCCTGCTTCGCAGGAGGATTCTCCCGCAGTCCCCTACCCGCCAGATAGTCTCCCACTACAAACTTGTAGTCTGGGAACCTAGCCAGTTCAGGCATCTGGCGCAGTAGCTGCATCGCAGATTGGAACTCACTACTCGCTTTGTCCTTCCACCACGGGTATGTCTCCAGTGCCTTTGGCTCCAGAGTGTCCCGCGCTTGAAGGTATGCCTGCTGTTCCGGCAGTTGCCTCCGCAATGCGCGACTGGCTTTCTTCTTGATCTCCCTAACGTCTTCAGCGGTGAACTCGCGTTCGCCCTCCTCAGTCTGCAATAATGCACCGTCAGGGTTATCTTCAGCCCATTCCATCGTCTGCTCGGCTCGCAGCATTTCTTTCTGAACGTCATCAAGACTGTTCAGACTGGCAAAGGGGTTAGCCTCAGTAGCAGGCGGAACAAAATCCGCAGCAGCTTCTCCGGCTTCCTTGGCTCGCATCTCAGCCTCCTCCAGCTTTCGCTTGAGTTCAGCCGCTTCAGCTTCAGCAGACTCTTTAGCCTCCAAAGCCTCTTTGCGCTTGCGAACCTCTTTGCCTATGCGCTTGTCAACAGACGCTTGGACATCGGCAGTAAGCCCGTCCTCGTCTCCATTTCCCTCTTCGGCAGCTTGTTCAGCCTCCGCTTCGGGCGTTTCAGTCTGGGAAAGATCGGTGTCTGTCTCTTCTGCCGCACCCACGGCAGCGTCCTCAGACGATTCACTTTCCTCACTTTGTTCTTCCGCAACAGTCGGTTGAGGTTCCGGCTGCTCCTCTCGATCCAGCGTGGACTTCAGCAAATCTGCCAAGCCGCTCTGGTCTAGGTCATTCTGCGGTTCCACGGTTTTGGTAGGGTTGTCCGTTGTCCCTTTAGTCGTTGTATCAGCCATGCGGTTTTAGGGAGCAGCAAGTAACTCCAGTTTATTCCAGCGTTTAGATTATTTGGGGCAAACAGATACGCAGAAACAATTTGCCAATGCTCATTAGATGACATTAACCAACAACAAAAAACCCTTGGAATTAACCAAGGGTACTCAAGCGACACCAAATGACATCTAGGGCATTACTTTTTGTTCTGTATTGCCATCTCTCTTAGGTGTTTTAGGTGGTCTTTGAACTCCGCCAAGGCTACTGCTTTACCTGAGAGGTAGTGCCTTTGCTCGCTTGAAAGGTCAGGGGAGAGGGCAACGTCAGTTTCTGCGGCCTGGAAGTTTGCCAAGTGTTTCAGCACCTCCTCCCACAGTTCGTTGCTCCCCTCCCACTGTAATGCGTTCCAGTTTACTTCGTCCATGTTACCCCATCGCTACGGTCTTAGTTCCTGTGCGCCCAATCTGTTTGTTCTGCTGTTGCATCACTCCCATGTTCAGGTTTTGCAGGTAGCGATCCATCAAGTCCTTGAAGACTTCATTGCTCTGCATCTCCTGCATTACCCTAGGATTGCTCTGCGCTAACTCCTGCGCCATCTGCAACTTGCTGCCAGCAGCCGGATCGTTGCTCGCATCCGTGTAGCTGGCCTCGAAGCCTAGTAACATATTGGCTATGTCCTGCTTAACGCCGTTATACATCTGCTGGCTGGCCGCTGCCTCGTCCACAAGCAGCTCATCAGCCGCTTCGGGAGCCACAGCCCTCAGTGCTTTGTCTACCAGCTTCACCTTGTCGATGCGACCTGCCGCATCCAGCGTGGTTGCAATCGTGCTGATTGCGTCCAGCTTGGATTTCACCAAGTCGCTGTCCAGTTCCGCCACGTTAAACTTCATCACAAAGTCAAACTGCTGGGCGTCATGGCTGATTGCCTGCGCTGCGTTGGCGTTGGTGATACGCGCCAGTTCGTCCATCGTGTAATACTGGATGCACAAACGGAACATCTGACGATATACCTCTGTCCAACTGCGTAGCCACTGATTGACCATGCGTTGCTGCTTCAACTGCGTCACCATCGGCGGGATACCACCATTGGGGCGTCCGAAATACTCGTCAGCCTGCAAGCGCACCGCGTCTATCACGCTGAACGCCGTTGCTGGTGGCCGCGATGGAGGCTGCAAGAACTGGTAATCTCCAGCTTTCGACACAGGCAACTGCACCGCTGGGCCTATCTTGTTAGCCAATCCAAGCCGCTTGCTTACTTGTAAGGGCGGTAAGGTCTCAAAGCTCGTCGCATCAAACACTGAGTCGCGCTGTGCCTTGATCTCGTCCTGCCAAGTACGGGCAACCTCAGAAACACCACGGCTTTCGGTCACTCGACGCGCCAACTGCTCGCGCCTGAACAGTACGAACGGGTACTGGTTGTGCGCGTAGTCCAGCATCTCGTGCTTCGCAAACGCTTCACCCTCTGCACCCGGACAGAAGATGGTGAAGAAGATGCCAGGTACTCCGTTCTCGTCCAACTGGCGAGTGTAAGCCCACACCACTTCAACAAGATTGTCACGCCGCTCAATGGTCGAGTCTGTCAGCGCACTCAACGCACGGCTGACATCGTTGATCGCCAAGCTCTTACCCGCAGTCTTCAGTGCAGCCTCCACAAACGAAGCACTCCAACCCTCGTCAGTCACCTTGCTGCGTAGCTCTACCTCGGACATGAAATGTCTACGGAAGATTACCCGCGCAGCTTGCAGGTCGATTGTCTCTGGCGGAAACAGCACATCGTCGTAAGGCTTCAGGGCCACCAGCGCAGGCGCGTTCTTGCACAGATACGGCACTGGGAACTCAGCCTGCCCAGTCTCGCGCAGGTCTTTGACAACTCTACGCGCTGCACGCTTCTTCATCCCCGGAACATAGTCCATGACAACCTGCGCCACTTCACCCTCGCGCTCTGGGTCTTCAATCATCCCCGGAAGCGATGCCAGCAAGGTGTCAGGCGCAGCTTGCGCTGCCATCTGCATCACCTCTTCCAGCGAGAGCGTCTGAGTCTTCAGCGCACTCTTCTGCTCCCAACCCACAAACGCCGCACTCCAGCCATAAGC